TCACGGCGACCGAATAGAGTCTCACAGATTTGTCTGTATGGTTGCTGATAGATTTCCATCTTTTCGTTTACATCACCCGGAAGGTGACCTATCTCACGGCTTTGCACCGCTGAACGAACTACAATGATTTTGTTGAATGGATTAGATTTGTCTAGAACTTCTTCAATTGCTTTGTATAATGCACAGAATGTTTTACCTGTACCTGCAACACCATGTAGTGCTACGAAATAATCACCTCTACGATACGCATCAAAAAATATCTTTTGATTCTCTGTTAATGGGGTAAATGTTTTTAAGTCATCAATTCTAATTTTTAGTTGGTTGGTTGTTTTGAATTGATTGGTTGTTTTGGCCGCTGTCGATTCATTGTTTGCTGTTGGTTTTCGTGCCATCGATTTTTCCTATTACATGAGATTTGTGGATTTTACAAGTCACCCATGAGTTATAGTAAGACTCACTCAAAAGAGCGGAACGATTGAAGATTTCAAAAGTCTCCATATAACTGCATTCGGACCTAGATTTGCAAAGATGTAGAATTTCCCTCCTGTATTTTTCTTTACCATGAACTGCAACTTCTTCAACTAAAACTTTATTAGAACCCCAATAGTCTTCCCATCCAGAGCCGACTCTTGTCCTTTTCTTTTTGCCTTTTAGCTGAGTTGTTTTTGCTTTTGTGAAATACTTTCGACCTATATACTTTCGATTGTTATCAGTATTCGTAATCAAATATACGAACCCATAAAAACCTTCAGTTTGTTCTGATGTAAATAGATTGTCATTATATGTCCACTCATTCGTTATCATCATCGTTTGTTAAAGTATCATCATCCTCAATAATGTATTCGCCGCAAAATGGGCAGTAATGAGGGTCATCCTCAGTTTCCGTCTCAACATATGAAATTCTAAAACTGGAATTGCAGTTTTCGCAAGTGTGTTTTAACTGCATACTTTCTCCTTATAAATATACTTATATCTCTTAATTAAAGGACTTTTCATGGACCTAGTTGAACTTCTCAAGCGTGTGCAAGCAAATACCTTTGCTATGTATCTTAAAACTCATAACTTCCATTGGAATGTTGAAGGCATGTTTTTTGCACAGTTTCACGATTTCTTTGCTAATTTATACAACGAACTTTTTCTTGCTGTAGATACAATTGCTGAATTGATTCGTACACAAGATGCATATGCTCCTGGTTCGCTTGGTAGATTTGCAGAACTTTCATCTATCCAAGATGAAAATGCAGTACCATCAGCCCGTGACATGGTTATGAAACTTGTTGCTGATAATGACATTGTAAGAGCATCTTTGTATGATGCTTTCAATGCGGCAAATGCGGCCAATGAGCAAGGTATTGCTAATGCTTTGCAAGATAGAATCTCAGCCCATGATAAGCATGGATGGATGCTTCGCTCATTCTTGAAACAAATATAATCACCAATTCTTTTGTTGCTCAAGTTTTTGAGTAGTTGGTAATTTGGGGTTGAAGTTTATACCAGTCATAGCTTCAATCTCTTGAATTGTTACCTTATGTTTCTCTAAGTCTTCAACAGGCAAGGCTTCGTTCGGAAAGACATAGGCAGATGCCCTATTGTTATCCAAATCAATAATCACTTTAAATAGTTTAGTTGGCACACCAACTTTGTTGCCACCAATCGTTTTGTAGTTGTGTTCATAGATTGTTCCTGATACAACATAAACACTACCAATCTTTACAACATAGTCTCTAACTTTTGTTTCTAACTGTTTCCAAATCCCACGATTGTTATTTGGTACTTGTGGTACCATATTTGAGAGAAAAAAACTTTCACTCATAATTTCATCTGACATTGTATTGTCACCAGCTGGCGCTAGATGGCCACGGTCATATGGATGACCCGCATAGTCTGCTAGTTGACTTTGATATTCTCTCTTGATTTCGGGGTCTGGTCTAAAATCATTTTCTCTTTTTGATTCACCAGCGACACCCTCTAGTGTAACATGTTCAACAACATACTCTGCGGTTCTTGTATCAAATCTGTAGTGAATAGCATAATTCTTTTTGCAAAGATATTGTGACTGAGTTAATTTACTTACTGGCGCCCCATATTTAGGAACAAACTGCGGACAGTTATCATCAATAGGATTTGCACTTGCAATACCTAATGTTAAAATGCTTATGAGTAAAAATAGTTTTTTCATTTATTTCCAATATTTTGAATAGTCTAATTTGTTCCAGTAATCTTCATTATTTCTGTTCCAAAAGTTTTTTATGAGATACCATACCATACCAAAGTATCCCATTCTTTCAAATCTTCTGCTGTCTTGTCCGAAGTAATGTTTGACTAATTTGAATTTCTTTACATCATATTTTTTAGATAAAAAGAAGTCTTCACTAGTGCCATACTTTTCTGAGAACCCACCATACTCTTCAAATTTGTCTCGGCGTGTTAGCATAAATGCACCAACAGCAAATGGGACTTTGCGACTCATTATCTTATTCACACCATTGAATAGCATGAATCCAATCTGAGCCCTTTTATCACCATCGTAACACTTTATGTATGTACCAATTAAATCTAGATTTTTTGTCTCTAACTCTTGCACACAATCAGATATAATTGTATCTGAGAAGAATCTCACATCACTATCAATGAATAGAATGTATGGTGTGGTAGCAAGTTTAGCACCATTGTTCTTTGCAATAGAAACTGGTCCACCATCAATAACCTCTACATTCAATTTCAAATCTTCTTTGTAGAAATCGATGACTTCTCTTGTATCATCAGTAGAGCAATCGGCAATGATAATTTTTGTGTTGCCAATGTTTTGTTTCTTCAGATGATACAACAGATGAAAAATATATGTTTCTTCATTTTTACATGGAACAACGATTGTAATTTTATTCTGTAACACTATCGGTCTCCTGTGTCCATGTAATTATCTCCCAACGGCCATCGTGATGTTCTACAAGTGCTGTACAACTTTCAACCCAATCACCATCGTTCATGTACATGACACCATTAATCTCTTTTATCTCTGCATGATGTATGTGACCACATATCACACCATCATAACCTTTTTTCTTGCAATAGTTCGCTAAGTTTTCTTCAAACTTAAAAATAAAATCAACTGCTCTTTTTACTCTTGTTTTGAGATATTTGCTAAGACTAAAATACCGAAAACCAAAGCGGTGCAGTAACCAATTGAATTTGCTATTAAGCGATAAAATAAAATCATATGCTCTGTCTCCTAAAAATGAAAGCCATGGCGCCAGCCTTGTGATGCCATCGAAGAGGTCACCATGTGTGACCAGATAGTGTTTACCATCAGCACCGATGTGTTCTATTTGATTATGTATTTCGACTAGACCAAAACTGAAACCATAAGGTATCATTGGTCTTAAAAATTCATCGTGATTGCCAGCAATATATATTACTCGTGTGCCTCGTTTAGCATGACCAAGCACACGGCGAACAACATTAGTGTGACTCTGTTTCCAACGCCACTTGTTCTGTTGAATGCGCCATGCATCAATGATATCACCTACAAGATACAATGTCTCACAGGTGTTATTCTTTAAAAAATTGTTGAGTTGCTCTGCTTTGCAATCTCTAGTTCCCAAATGTACATCGCTAATAAAGATACTGCGATATTTTTTATTCATTTAATTGGCCAGTGTTTATTAAATTTTTCAAAGTAGAACATCAATTCTTCTTTGTCATCATCATAATATTCACCAACATAATCTGACTTCACTTTACTATGCACATTCTCACACATAGCAACTAGAGTAATATTTTCTCTAATGTATCCCCAAGTATTAAGAACATCAAGCATCCAAGTCCAATTGCCACCTCTGATAATACCTGCTTCTACCATAACTAATTTACTATAAGGTCTGATATCTCCTGCTTGCATTATCATTTTATTTACATAAGGCGCAATTGCTTCATCGGGGTAAGTTACCTCAACTGGAATGATAGGTAATATTTCGCCTTTGCGTGACCAACTATGTGCAAGATGCATAGCGACTGTTGCTGAATAATCAGGTGATGCCATGATTACAGCAGTAGTGCTAGGATCAAAGTTGGTACTATCAACGACTGTTTCCAATCGTTGTATTAGTTCCCACTCTTTTTCTCTTGTAATAAATTTTAGAGGTCTACGATTTATCATGCCGCCTTAATATTTTCTATACTGAAAAGCTACTGCCGCAACCACATGTTGATTTTGCATTCGGGTTTGATATCACAAATTGTGATCCCTTTAGTTTGTCTGTCGTGTAGTCGATTGTAGCAGTATCAAAATACTGCATACTCATGGCATCAACTAAAAGATTGTCGAAAACAAAGTCATCTTCTTCTTTGTTTTCTTCAAGTGTAAATCCATAATTGAATCCTGAGCAACCACCACCAGTGATAAATGCTCTCACATATTTCATGGCAGGTTCATCCAAAAGAATCTCAGTTAGTTGAGTTTTTGCGTTTTCTGTTAGAGTAATCATACACACTCACATTTTAGTTGATAGTCATGTATTGCCGCTTTAATTGCATCTTCTGCAAGTATAGAGCAATGAATCTTAACTGGTGGTAAGGCCAGTTCATTAGCAATCTCACTGTTTTTGATTTGCCATGCTTGGTCAAGTGTCTTTCCTTTGACCCATTCGGTAACAAGTGAACTTGATGCGATAGCTGAACCACATCCATATGTTTTAAATTTAGCATCAGTAATAATTCCATCTTCAACTTTAATTTGAAGTTTCATTACATCACCACAAGCTGGCGCACCTACCATACCAGTGCCAACTGTTGGATCGTTTTTATCTAGAGAACCAACATTTCGTGGATTCTCGTAGTGTTCAATAACCAGATTAGAATATGACATTATGCCGCCTTAGCCCAAACATCTTCTCCCCAACTACCAGACAAAGCACCTTTAGCATAGTCAGTCACTCTATTCTCAAAGAAGTTTCCATGAATAGGCGCATTAATCATCTCTTCGACCCATGGTAGTGGATTTCTTTTTACTTTAAAAAT